TTTTCGCCTAACCGACAAGGCGCATTTGACTTTCTTTTCGCCTAACCGACAAGGCGCATTTGACTTTCTTTTCGCCTAACCGACAAGGCGCATTTGACTTTCTTTTCGCCTAACCGACAAGGCGCAAATTGCATCTGCTTATTCTTTCAGTGCCTCTTTAATACGAGCCATGAGCTCCTCATCAGTAAGTGATTCAGCTTTAATCTCTTCAACTTTGCTTTCAACGCGAGCAAGCTTAGGCTTTTCAAACTCTGCAATTGATTTAAATATCTCAATAGCAGCATCCATATCGCCTTCCTCCATCTTTTCGTAAGCAATAAGACGAAGAACATCTACAGAATCAACTTTGTCTGCTCTAAGCTCTTCCTCCATGGACTTCAACAACTTTAAACGAGCCTTCATGTCATTACGCTTCTGTGAATTTGCTGACCGGCTCGCCGCGGACTTCAATTGTGCTTCGCGTGCTTTATCTGAATCCCACGTGGCTGTGAGAGCTGCGAGGCTATTCGGATGAGTCCCAGCAGGATACTTCTTTTTAGTGATGGGTGTAACGGTCATGATAGATTCCTATAATGTTTAAGGGAGAGGAAGAACGCCCGCTCTTGCGAGCGTGCGCATTAAGAAGAAAAGTCTAAGGCTACATCTTAGCAAAACCCAGCCCCCGTTCCTCTATAAGGGACGGATACATTTTGTATTTCATATGAAAGGAATAATGAATAAAATGCTCGAACAGAAGATAACAGCGATTGACTTCATGGAAGAAGCAATTGAGCTGAAAAGAAAGAAGTCTGCCGATTATCAAGGCGGGCAAATATCAGAAGAGCAGTACTTTCCATTTGGTTATGAAAGTTATATGCACATGATTATTACAAAAGTAAATCGCATTCGTTCTATCATGGAACGTGACGATAGATCTGATACAAATTTCGAATCAGCGGAAGACAGTGTAATCGATCTTGTGAATTATGCTGCTATGATGGGTTCATGGATGAGGAATAACGATGATAAATAACATAATCACAGACGTAGAAGACATGCACATAAAGTTCAAGCTGAGAAATTGGCTTGAATCAAACCCAGATAAACTCAATGAATTGATGAAGCTACGCATGAGAATGCTAACAGAAGAGTTCTCAGAGACGATGGATGCATACCTCCAAGGTGACCCAGAAGAACTGGTAGACGGCTTGATAGATCTCGTAGTCATCGCTGTAGGCACATTGGAAATGTCTGGAGTCGACGTGAATGAAGCGTGGACTAAAGTTCACGAAGCAAACATGTCCAAAGAAGTTGGCGTAAAACCAGGACGTCCTAATAAGTTAGGGCTGCCAGATCTAATAAAGCCTGATAACTGGCGAGCGCCATCACACAGAAACAACCACGGCAATTTGCCTGAAATGCTAAGCAATTAAAACACACTAAGGAGATGCTAATGAAAACTAACGTAACCTCTAACAACCACCTTGGGACGGACTACCAGCAGTTCATTGCGACCTCACGTTACGCGCGGTGGCTAGACGAAGAAGGCAGACGCGAGACCTGGGCGGAAACAGTTGATCGTTACATGATTAACGTTATCAAGCCGCACGCCCAAGATAAGAAAACGTATGATAAAATTGAAAACGCTATCTTATCTCTTGAGGTTCTTCCGTCAATGCGAGCAATGATGTCCGCAGGAACCGCCTTGTCACGTGATAACACTGCTGGGTTTAACTGCTCTTACTTACCCATCGATGATCCTAAAGCTTTTGATGAAGCTATGTTCATTCTACTGTGTGGTACGGGAGTGGGGTTCTCCGTGGAGCGTCAATTTGTTACAAAGCTTCCTGAAATCCCAGACGAAATGTTTGAGAGTGACACAACGGTAATTGTTAAAGACAGCAAAGAAGGTTGGGCGAAAGCACTCCGTCAGGTCATTGCACTACTATACACCGGTGAGAAACCAAAGTGGGATATGTCCAAGGTTAGACCCGCTGGTGCTCGATTGAAATCATTTGGTGGTCGCGCCAGCGGTCCAGCACCACTGGTCGATTTATTCACTTTCGTCACACGAGTGTTTGAAAGCGCTAAAGGCCGCAGACTGTCCTCATTAGAAGTTCACGATATAATGTGTAAGATTGGAGAAGTTGTTGTTGTAGGTGGCGTTAGGCGCTCAGCTATGATCAGTCTATCTAACTTATCAGATGATCGCATGCGTCACGCTAAGTCTGGTGCTTGGTGGGAAACTAATCCACAACGAGCTCTAGCAAACAACTCAGTCGCGTACACTGAGAAACCCGACAGCGTATCGTTCATGCGTGAATGGATGGCACTAGTCGAGAGTGGTTCTGGAGAGCGCGGTATATTCAACCGTGAGGCTTCAAAGAAACAAGCAGCCAAGAATGGGAGGCGTGACGCATCCTATGAATTTGGTACCAATCCGTAAGCGTTTAATTGTGCGGATTTAAAACTTCTTCTGATTGACTTGGAAGCTCGTAGCAGAGCGACAGGGCGCAAGGGTAAAGCCAGCGTGAGAGACTAAGCGAAGAGGCGGCCGAAAGGCTGATGCGATAGTCCAGCGCACAGTGGGTAAGCTACTACATCCCCACAGTGTGAGGCAGTGAAATAATACTTCGACCATACCAATTCTGTTAATAGATAGCAGAAGTAAAACAGGGTGAATTGCTGGGAAGCCTACGTGGAAACATATGGTAATCAGCAGCCAAGCTAGGGCTGGGAAGCCCCTGAAGGTTCAACGACTAGGACATACATACTAGAACAGTATATGAAGTCCATACACTCAAGCGAGTGGAAGCGCCCTGCCCCTATTAACTTAGGGTGATGATATAGTCTGATCTGTACGGAAACGTGCAGGAGAAAGAAGTTATAGAATGAAAATGAATCGTGAAGGCAATGTAATGGTTGTCTCTCACCGTGCAAACATGGTGAAAGGTGGTGCCTCTCCAGAGGAGCTGCTTAAGTTTGCTGATTGGGCTATAACATGCTACCGCTAGTAACTAGCGTCTACTAGTGAACATAAATGAATCTAAGCGAAATCGTAGTACGTGCTACGGATACCGTGGATGATCTTGTCCGCAAGGCTGAGATCGCTGCTATTATTGGTACAATACAAGCAACACAAACTAAGTTCCCTTACCTTCGTAAGATATGGAAGACGAACACTGAAGAAGAAAGCTTATTAGGTGTTTCAATGACAGGCATTATGGATAACCCCTTGACTACATTGAAAAACAAAGGGTTAGATAAGATGTTGGAGCACGTAAGAGATGTGGTAATCAACACCAACGCTAAGTGGGCAAAGCGTCTTGGCATACCGCAAAGCACAGCCTGTTGCGCTGTGAAACCATCTGGAACGGTATCGCAGCTTGTTGACTCAGCTTCGGGAATACATGCCCGCCACAGCCCTTTCTACATAAGAACAGTGCGTGGAGACATTAAAGATCCACTAACACAGTTCATGAAAGACCAGGGGATCCCATCAGAACCTTGCGTAATGAAGCCAGATCAAACTGTTGTGTTCAGCTTCCCTATGAAGTCACCAAACAAAGCCGTAGTCACTGCTGACACTTCAGCAATTGAGCAGCTGCAAATGTGGTTAGCTTACCAGAGACATTGGTGTGAGCATAAGCCTTCGGTTACAATCAACGTCAAGTCAGACGAGTGGATTGAAGTCGGTGCTTTTGTATACAAACATTTCGATGAGATGTCAGGTGTTTCTTTCTTACCCTACAGCGAACACACGTACCAGCAGGCACCTTACCAAGAGTGCACAGAAGAAGAGTACCTTGAAATGTACGCGATAATGCCTGACAGCATTGAATGGGAAAACCTATCACAGTACGAAAGTGAGGACAACACTGCAGGAAGTCAAACGCTGGCCTGCTCAGGAGATGTCTGTGAGCTAGTAGACATCACTTGATTACTCGCTAATGGCTCTTAGAGGCCGAGAGATCGCTTCTGAGAGCCATATCCTATATAATTGGGCTAAGCTACAGTAAAGCGCTTAACACCGCTCTAACGCCCGCTCTTGCGAGCGTGCGCTATAAAGAGGTCACTCGCCTAAGAGTGAGCTTCCTTAAAGTAGAAAGGATTATCAATGAACGATAAGGAGCTGAAGGATCTAGAAGATCGTTACGCGCTGATAGAAACAAGATGGCGTTCTAAGTTTACCGATAACGAGAAACAACTGAATGCAATAAACAAGATGCGCAACTCACTAGACCGTAGAAAACAATCATCACTTGACACGTACAGCGAATCCATGAAGGAACTCGTCGAGTATCTCGAGATGAGTTATGATTACAAAGAATCTGAAAGGAATTAACGTGGAAATTACCATTAAAGTAACTGATGAGTTCATTGAACAACGAGCAGCTAACTCAAAACTGTATAACCAAACTGGTCGAACCGATAGAAAGTTCTGGATGGACTTAGACTGTGAAATAGTCGAGCACACATTCATTGCTAACGGTGAGTGGAGTGCTGCTGAAGGTTGGGAAACTGATGCTGTGATCGACGGCAAGAACGTAGATCTAAAGTTTGTTCAAAAGTACTGGAACATAAGCCCTCGCCGCATTGTGAACATCATTCGGCAACGAAAGATTATCGACGAGTACCACTTTTATGAGTGGGTTGAACGTCCGAAGCGACCACTAGAACCTGGTGATGAAGTCACTGTGCAATTTGTAGGCGCTATGACATATGACCAAGTTGCAGACAACATCAAAGCCTCGTACAAGCAAGCTGGTGGCCACTACGTAGACATACGGTCAGGACTCAGTAATCAATAATGTAACGCAAACATAGAAAGAAATAAGATGAAACTCGTTTATGATTTAGAGTGTGACGGATTAGATCCCAGTGTAATCTGGTGTATCGTTGCATACAACATCGACACTAAAGTGACGTACAAATTCTCAGACCATGATAACCTTCACGGATCTATTGAAGATGGTGTACGTCTTCTCAAAAACGCTGAACTATTGATCGGCCATAACATAATCGGATTCGATAACCGCGTGATCAACGATCTCTACGATGTCGATCTGAACAACAACCGATGCCACGATACGTTTGTGATGTCTCAAGTACTCAGCTACAAGCGAACCCACCGCCACGGTTTAGCCGGTTGGGGTGAGCACTTAGGTAACTCAAAGATAACTTTCAACGAGTGGGATAAGTATAGCCGTGAAATGCTGAGGTACTGTGTGCAAGACGTCATGGTAAACGTAGCGGTCTACAATGAACTGCTCAAAGAATATGCAGCGATTTATGAGCGCAACCCAAAGATAAAACGCGGGCTACAAGTCGAGCACGACGTAGCTATCTTCAATGCGGTAGTACGAAAGAAGGGCTGGAACTTTGACTCAGAGAAAGCAACGGCAACCCTTGAACGCATGCACGATCGTATGCAGACTATCAAGGCAACCCTAGAGCCGAAGCTCGGTATGAAAACTGTATACATTGATAAAGAGCCACGCAATCCTAAGTACAAAAAGAACGGTGACTTCAATCATCACACCGTCAATCAATTAACGGAGTACTTCGGGCATGAAGTTAAGCCAAGCGATACTCACCTTATTCAACCTGAAGAAACCTTCCAAAGAACGCGAGAAGAACAGATCGATTTGGGATCAACAGAGCTCGTTAAAGAATGGCTTCTCGAAAACGGTTGGAAACCAGACGAATACCAGAGAAAGAAAATCGGATTTGAGTGGGTCACGACAGGCCCAAAGCTTACGAGTACCTCCCTTACAGCGTTCGGCGAAGACGGTAAGCTCATCGACGAGTACTACACCCTTAGGTCCAGGAAAGCGGTCATCGAAGGTTGGGTAGACAAGCTTGTTGATGGACGCCTTCACGGTAACATGTGGACATGTGGCACACCAACATTCCGTGCTCGTCACGAAGTCATTGTTAACTTGCCTGCCGTGAACGCAGAGTGGGGTAGAGAAATACGTGAGTTGCTCATCGCAGATGAAGGCACCATAATTGTGGGAGCTGATTCAAGTGGTAACCAGCTGCGAGGTCTGTGCCACTACGTGCGTAATGAAGCCTTCACTGAGGAAGTTATATTTGGCGATCAGCACCAACGTAACGCTGACGCTCTAGGCTCTTCCCGTCCTGTTGCGAAGTCTTATTTGTATGCGTACCTCTTCGGAGCTGGTGATGCGAAGCTAGGTCAAGTACTGACTGGTAAAGCAAACGCTTCGGTCGGTGCTAAATCTCGAGTCGACTTTGCTAAAGGCATCAAAGGCTTACAAGAGTTGAAAGACAAGCTCACAAAGCTATGGAAGCGCACTAAGTTCTCATCAGGTGAAGGTAAAGTTCCTGGCTTAGACGGTAGAACTGTATTCATTCCATCAGACCACCAAGCACTTAACTATCTTCTTCAATCAGCTGAGGCAATCACATGCAAAGCAGCAGTGTCTTACCAGATGCATAAGATAAAAGAAGAAGGCTTGCGAGCAGAGCCACGTCTAATGTACCATGACGAGTCAGCTTGGGCCGCTCATCCTGATGATGCAGTCCGTGTAGGCCAGATCCTAAAAGAATCGTTCGCTGAAGCTCCTAAATGGTTCGGAGTTGCATGTATGGGAGGCGGTGACCCATCTTTCGGGAACAACTACTCCGAAGTTCACTGACCAGAGGCCACAAACCCTCGATTAAGCAACATGAGGAGTTGACTACTAATGGATTGGGATCTAGAACGCGCAAAGAAGAAGTCAGCGTGGAAACATAGAAGCAAACTGCGGCAAGACTCTACACCTTGCGAGATTTGTGGTGAACCGGAATACAAGTTCACTATTAAAAACAAAGTGCAACCTATTTGCAAGCTATGTTTTCGTAAAATAGAACAAGAGAACACTGACTTTTCTCAGTTTGGTGATCGACTCGCCACCCATTTAAACATCAAGGGGTTTGCAGGAACTAAAGAACGAAAGTACCACGCAGACCACTACTCTAAGAAATACGATTAGAAAGGAAACATAATGTTTCAAGATATACTACTGATCGACGCAGATAGTTTGTACTTCCGTATAGCGTGCAGCACTCAGCGTCAGAAAGATATTCGCAAGGGTATCAAATACACTATGAACGAAATCAAAAGAAACTGTGGAGTGAATGATTATCTGTGTGCAGTGAAAGGCAACGGTAACTTCAGAAACAATGTAGATTCATCGTACAAAGGGCAGCGCAAGTCGTTGGACCCTAAGATCAAAGCTGCGGTCGAGTATGGCCGTCAGCACATGATCAAAGAGTACAATGCAATCGAAGCAGACGACATGGAAGCAGACGATCTAGTCAGTATCTGGGCTTACGAGATGATGGACTCTGGTAGAGAGCCAATCATTGTAGCTATCGATAAAGATCTACTGCAGATTCCAGGCTGGCACTACAACTTTGTTAAGAAAGAGCCACCACGACACATCGATGAAGACGAAGCCAATCTACTACTGATGCTTCAATGCTTAGTTGGTGACACGGCAGACAACATCAAAGGTATTAAAGGCGTTGGCCCTAAGAAAGCTGCTATGATACTGAAAGACGTGCCGATGAAACGTCGTTGGAGTCGTGTGCGCGCTGCGTATCGTGCTCACAAAGCATCCAACCTTGACACAAACTACACGTTGTTGAGAATGTTGAAGAGCTGGGATGAGTACGAAGAAGTCAGAGATAAGTTCAAACAACGTGAGGCTGTAAGAAATGAGCAATCATCATTGGAAGGGAATAGCTCCTGATCCAGATAAGAATCACGGGTTCATATACTTGGTTCGCAATACGGTAACCGAACAGTTATACGTAGGGAAAAAGGCATATTGGTCAGAGCGATCGAAGATTGTTCCTGGTAAAACTCGAAGAAAGAAGTTTAAAACTCCTAACAAGTGGGAGTTCTACACCGGATCGAGCAGATGGCTGAACGAAGCGTTTGAAGAACATGGCAAAGCAAACTTTGAATTTGTAATGATCATAAACTGTGAAACAAAAGGCTGGCTCACATACGTAGAGTGTAACTTACAACACAAGCTCAATGTACTGACTGACAAACTCAGTGATAACGTAACTCCACGCTTCTACAACAAGCAGATAGGAGCTATTAAGTTCATACCGCCGAGTGATAGATCCTACATGATAGGTGACGACCACTGGACAAACCAAGTAAACAACATCCAACTTAAGGAAGAAAGAGAGTACGAATGAAAGTCCCCTGCGATAGTTGTGGAAGCTCAGACGCAAACCACTTATACGAAGATGGACACACCCACTGCTTCTCATGTTCGAGAACAGTTCAACCTAAACTAGAAAGAGATAAGATGAAAGACTATGGACCTACCCCCTATACTTCAGCTACTAACCTCACCCACATACACGATCTTAGTGGTCACGCTCTTAGTAGTCGTGGTATTACTAAGGAGGTAGTCGACTTCTTCGACGTCAAGATGGGATTCGATGAGAACCGTAAGCCACAATCACACTATTACCCATACACTAAGAAGGGAGTTACAGTCGCATACAAAGAACGCAGGCTACCAAAATCGTTTGCTGTCAGCGGTGACTTCAAGTCTGTGGAAATGTTCGGTCAGTCTAAGTTTTCTGGTGGCAGAACGTTAGTAATCTGCGAAGGTGAAATAGATGTTATGTCTGTAGCACAAGCATTCAAGGACTACAAAGGCGTTATCTATCCTGTCGTAGGTGTTCCAAGTGCAAGCGACACTAACGCTGTGCTGCGGCAACGTGACTGGATAAATGGCTTTGAAAAAGTAATACTGATGATGGATAACGATGATGCTGGCGAAAAGGCAACAGACACAATCGCTAAGATCATCAAGACAGGCAAAGCATACGTTGCTACACTGCCAGAGAAAGACGCTAACGAGTCTTATCTTAAGCACGGTAAGACTTCTATTCTTCGTGCGATATGGGATGCAAAAGAGTGGTCACCTGCTGACATCGTTTCAGGTGATGCTGTGTGGGAACACTTCAAATCTCGTCAAGAGATCAAATCAATACCATATCCATCGTGCTTGCAAGGTCTCAACGACAAACTGGATGGCATGAGATACGGCGAGATCACTCTATTTACGAGTGGCACTGGCTCAGGTAAGTCAACAGTGATCAAAGAGATTGCTTTAGATTTACTTGACACTACTGACAGCCGCATCGGCCTCATCAGTCTCGAGGAAAGCATTGGTGATACAGCAGAGAAATTCATCTCTATGTCACTTAAGAAATCTGTGTCTGATCCTCCACCACTTGACGAGAAGGATCTCAAAGCAGGCTTCGATAAAGTGTTCGGTGATGAACGGCTCGTGCTGCTCGATCACCAAGGTTCAGTGGGAGATAGCTCTCTGATTGATAAGATCGAGTACATGTGCCTCATGGGTTGCAAATATCTTGTACTAGACCACATAACGATAGCTGTATCTGAAGGAAGCAAAGGTCTGTCAGGTAACGAAGCGATCGATAAGATCATGTCAGACCTGCTCAAAGTAGTGAAGAGACATAACGTATGGCTTGGTCTAATATCTCACTTGCGCAAAGCACAAGACGGTAAATCGTTCGAGGAAGGCCATCTTGCGTCTATCGACGACATCAAAGGCAGTGGTTCAATCAAACAAATCTCGTTCGACATCATTGCTTTTGCTCGTAACTTAATTGCTGAAGATGAAACAACACGGAACACAATTAAATTTCGTGTACTCAAATCACGTTTCACAGGCAGGACTGGTGACGCAGGCGCAGCAACCTACGATCCAAGTACTACTCGACTGACTGACGCCGTTGAATTGGAGTTTGAAGCGGTCGATCTATAACTACTAACACAGTGGCGTAGCTCTCATAACAAGAGCTATGCCTTGCACAAATATAAATTATAAGGGGACTTGAATTTGTATGCAATAAATCAAGTGATCGAGTACCTGAACCGCAAAGTCTCTCGCGTTAATCTAAATAACCAGAAGGCAAACAGGGGTGGTGTGCTCGTTAAAACTCACCACGGTTGGGAAGACAAGTTGGAGAAGCTAGTCGCAGTTTCATTCCAGATTATTCAATCCCAATTCACACGAACATCAAGCGACTATCTTCCAGGTGAAGCAGGACTGACGGCAACATCAATGGTGATAGGTAAAGCGGTCGCAAGACTTATCAGTCGAGAACCTGTGAAGACAGAGCATCAGCTTACAATTGGTGACCTGTTTATCGAAGGCTTTGTGTACCATGGCTTTGCTGAACTCATTCCACCAACACGGCGTGATGAGTCTTATATTCTCAAAGCAACTCCGAAGTGGGAAGAGCTTGCCGATATACCGTTGGAGTTAGTGAAAGAAACTATATTAGGCAGCTTCAAAGAGCCACAAGCCGTCACTAAGAACGCTCATAAAATGCATGACTTCTTGTACGATGCCGACGCACCTTACGTGGTAGCGATAGAGAAGCTACAGAATGTACGCTGGACGATCAATCATGCGATCATTGATAAGATAGTAGCTCCACCGTCTGAACCTCACGAGAATGATGCTAAAGAACAGAGACGGCGCAGCAAGGTCATCGAGTATAAGTTTATAAAGTCAAAGGCAGAAGTCCTCAAAGATTGGGATTCGTTCTATCAGACTTTTGAAGCAGACTACCGTGGACGAATCTATAACACAGAGCCGTTTTTAAACTATCAAAGTTGTGACATGGCAAAGGGTTTGCTTCTATTTGCAGACGCTAAGCCTATTGACGATGCCGGCCAGTTCTGGTTAGCGGTTCATACCGCCGCCTGCTACAACCAACACTACGCTCTTGATGATATTCCTGAGTGGTGTGAGCAAGACTATCGCGCGCACCTCTTAGAAGAGGGCTTGGAAGACATCTCGGTAGACAAGATGACACTCAACGATAGAGCGAACTGGACTATGAACCACTGGGACAAGATCCTTCAAGGCGAGCTAGATCTGAGAGCTGAGAAGCCTTACATGTTCTTAGCGAGCTGCTATGAGTGGAGATTTGTGCAGGAGACAGGGTTAACTCAACTTCCTGTAGCTATCGATGGTTCGAACAACGGTTAATTGCTAGCCGTTATAAAACCTTGTGAATTGACTGGGAACCCCTACCATTAAGTTGAGGGCAATCAGCAGCGAAGCCTCCTAACAGAGGAACGTTCAACGACTATTCCGAAAGGAAGTACACTCAAGTGAGTGGAAGCGCAAGGCACTCTTTAGTTAGAGTGATGATATAGTCTGATCTGCATGGTAACATGCAGCAGGTTCTTACAAACCTACTAACAATGGTTGACATACGTCCCTTATAGAGAACAACAAGGGATCGGCCTTCTCAAGATGGCATGGAGACAACTGTAAGAACCGGAGTAAGCCTAACGACCTTGCTCGAACATAAATGTGGCAGCACTTAGGTGCTATAAGCAAAGACACTCTAACTGGCGAACTTGTGGGTCTGATTCCTACAGTGATTCAGAAAGACTTCTACGTTCAAACTGCAAAGAAGCTGATAGAGCTAGCAGCAACTGATAAGCGTCTGTCTTCATTGCTTCAGAGAATGCCTATGAAACACATAAGAAAAGGCATCAGTAAGAGAGGCAGCATGACGAGAGCCTACTCAGCAGGAGCCGGTAAGATAGCAGAGAACATGTACTTCGATGTTCGAGCTGAAGAGTTCACTGACGCGTACGGGATAACTCGTAAGGATTGTGACAAGTTAGCTTTGCTACTAGTTAAGGCAATCGATGCTGTGTGTCCAGGGCCTTTGCAGACAATGTCTTACTTACAGGAACTAGCTCAATTTCAAATAGGAAAACACGAGTTAGTCGGTGGTTCACGCAAAGAGTTCAACGAGTTGAAAGCTAGACGCAGAGAATTGTTAAGTCAGAAGCTGCTGTCTGAAGATGAGTTGATAGAATTGAATGATACATCCATCGCTATTCAAAGTTTCTCATACGAACTGACATACGGCAACGGTGAAAGCGTGATAGAGTGGACAACTCCATCAGGCTTCGTTGCGCGCTATGAGAACTTCACAACTGTAGACTTCAAGGCAAGAGCTAGATTGAATGGCAAGGATGTAAAGCATGTACTGAAAACGCCCACAGATAGACCTAATATAAGAGGTTTTATGTCTGGTATATCCCCTAACTTTATCCACTCGATGGATGCAGCACACATGGCCCTTGTGATAGCTGAATGGGACGGCACGTTCGGAGCTGTGCATGACAGCTTTGCCACTCATGCATCTGATGTAGATGTTTTACTTCAGAGAACCAAAGAGGTATTCATAGATATGTATTCAAGTGATAACTTCTTTGACACCATACGACAGCAAGTAACCAACAACACGGATAGCGTAGAGCAACCTGCGATAGGTAAGCTCAACGTGGGAGACATAGATGACAGCAAATACTTCTTCTGCTGATAAGACTAACTACAACATAATGGCTCTGAGAGGAGCAACCATTGACGACATGGAGTACGTTGAGACATTTGGACTGAACGCTGACTTGGCGTACACTCCAGGGCTCAATGACGCTATGCTAGACGAAGCATTCAGACAGAACATAGACGCTGGAATGGAAGAGAGTGAAGCTAACAAGATAAGAGACACTCATTCGACAGGCATCAAGCGATTGCTTGCTGCGAACGGTCTACTGAAATGATTAACTAGATCGAATAAAAAAAAAGGCGAACCTTGAGAAACCGTAATGGTCTCTCTTAGGTTCGCCTTATTTTTTTTTGTTAACGTTTAATGCGCATAGTACTGCAACGCAGTGACTCGACCTGATGGATGTTTATGCCCCTTAGCCAAGATCTCTTTACGTAGCTGCTGCTTCTGCTTGTTGGTGTACTTAATGATTCGATCTAGTCTACTAGGAACAGCAAGCAGGCTTCCTATTTGATCTACAAAAGTACGCAGTTGTAAAACTGTAACCTCCTCAGGAGGAGACATCCAATCGTACCCAACTTTTCGCATAGCTTCTTGGAAATCTGAAGTTGCCTCACTCGCTTTTATACCACGTTTGTCAAACGCTCCTCCGTTAACAACTCGTGATTCAAAGTTAGGCATGGTAAATTTTCCAGTACCATCATCATGTTCCTTCATTATCCATCTCAAGAACGCAGCTTCGTTCTCAGAGACTGGAGACTCAGGATCTCGCTTTGCAATCTCCTTTTTCCACTTAGCAGTTGTATCTTGCAGTGACTTCTGATTAGCTTCAAGATAAGACCACTCCATAGAGACGTCTAACCAATTCTTATTAACATCCTCAAGAATGACGTCATAGCCCATTGCATCAGTCTTGAAAGCATCGTAGATAGTTAGAGTGTATGGGTTCCCACCACTGGCTTGCTTCAATCTGTTCCAAGTCTTTCCAGTAGTTGATAGAGCTACGGTGGCTGCATCAAGAGCTTGCACAGGGCCTACAACAGACCCTCCATAGGCGTGCCCACCGTATATCACTGCACCATCCGCCTTTTTCTTTGGAGCCATTGCTGTTGGCTCAGATTGCTGATGGTACGAAGTGAACTCTCGAGATCCACCTTGAACTTTGTCCCCCGTAATTCGATACTTAGTCTCAGTGGCTTCGCCAGGTATCTGCGTATCTCGTCCGAAGTGTAGGTCGTTACCGGTAGGTCCAGTCATAGTCATGAGCGCGTTCATAGATGCAAACATAACAGATGATGCTCGCATGATAGAACGAGCGGCTAATGCTTCAGGCGATATGACCGACTCAAGCTGCGGCTTGAACATTGTTAAGAGCGTTCTACCAACCGTAGTGCCTGTTGTTGGATCAGTTAAAGCTTTTCTAACGGCGTCTGAACTGGACACAAACTTAACTCGCGTTGCCTCATCTTTGATAAGACTTGGATCTGTTTCTAACAAATCAAACGTGGCATCTAAACTGAAGTGCATATGCCTTGCGTCCATACCGTATGCGAAGACCATAGTTGTTTCTTTCAACATCTCACGATGTGAGAATACTGCCGTGGCCACTGCATCTAACTCAGAGGCGATGTTACCTATGCTTCCATCGAATCCATCGTTATCAATTGCATGAAGAAGACTTTGCCTCAACGCGTCGCGCACATCACCATCATCTAAGTAATCAGTCTTGCTAGCGCGCAGAACACCAGTGCGATACGCAGTTTCTGTATTACCCATCTGAATACCATTAGACGCGATACCGTTCGTCTTACCGTCAATGTAACCATTGAAATAAGAGTAGTATGTTTGCTTGGCCCGACGAGCTTTTAGATACTTAGCGGCGTCCATGAGACCGTCCACATACGCTGGTCCATCCTCACCTTTTTCAAGAATGCTCTGGATAAGTTCTGCATCTGCTTCAACGTCAAGATTTAAAGGTTTTATCAGAGGGAACGCAGGGTCAGTCAAGGGCATGCCAGATTGAATAGCGCCTGTGATGGCCTTTGATTCTGCGTCTGTCATCTCTAGCGCAACCGCTAGGCGATCTCCCCACGCTTCAAGCTTACTGGCGTACGCTTCAAACTTAATTTCACGCTCAGCCGGCAATACACCATCGGCTCCTGGAACTAACGCGCCAGCGTACATCTGCTTGAGATTGTATTCAACACGAGATCCAGGCTTTGCTGGAGATGGGACGGCGTTACGAGTTGCCATCCTCACAGTCTTCGAAGACACAGGATTAAACTTAGACTGCTGTGGTGAGATGCGACCTTGAAATCCTTGAATGGCGTACGTCAGGTAGTTGGCTCCCTCAGACTCCTGCGCGAGAGCTTGGATAGACTGAGCTAACTTATCTGCAGCTTTCTCTATTTCAATCATCGCAATATCTGGTCCATGTTTTGCTTCATAAGATTTCAGTTTGCTTGGACCTATGCTGTGCATCGTAGCTGACACGCGAGTGTAATCACCAGATTGCAAAACAGGAAGCGCTGTGGCGTAGATAATGCGAAGACGTTGTGAATCAACGACATGCGGGATTGTAGAAAGATTGACCATCGATTGTTCAAGAACTTTACCAAATGATTGTTTACCAACTTGGCCTTGAACTTTCTTCACTTGGTTGTCACCAACATCGCCCACAAGATTTCCTCTCGGTGGCGGAGTCTTAGCTGGTTGAACGTTTTTAGATGGGAACAATCTACGACGCGTGTCGACGCCTTGAGCGATAACATCTTCACCTTGTGGAGTAAACTCATAGTAATTCTGTAGAGTTATTGGATCTTTAGTTACTTTAACTAGGTTAGGATTTTGAATCGCCCACATAGTTTTAAATGTGTCGCCAAGAGTTTCTGCTTCTTTTGTAGGTATCTTTGTAGGCACTTCGTTACCTGTTAAGCGTTGATACTCGAGAGCGATTTGTTGCCCGATGTGCGCGTTACCTTGCTGCTTAGCCACACGTTTAAATCCTTTGGGATTGCTGGTGTCTCTTTCTGTGAACATATCAGAAGACGCAACCGCTGATTCCGTGATGCCTTGCGCATCACTCACAGGATCAGGTACAGTATCAATGCCTAGATTTGTGTCACCTTCAGATAGCGTCATGAGCATGTGCTCAGTAACAATAGAACCTGCTTTGATCATATCAAGATCTATTACTGGATTGCGTGGATCAGTATTGTCTATAGCGCCGACTCGATTGAAAGCAGCTTGAACCGATCCCTCCCGCGTGGCCGCTATCGCATCTGCGATTTCTACACCTGACGCACCTTCCTCAGCTAATGGAAATCCAGCGGTGTTTCGCAGAGACTGTGGAGGCACGAGGGTACCTGTCTTTGCGGAGTCCGCCATCTGATTTGCACGGTTAAAGATACCTCCATCAACTATGCCGGATGCGACCGCTTGACGATTCAGTACAACAGGCTCTGGAGCAACCGCTCTGTCTCTGAGATTAGCAACTCTATTGCGATCTTGCGCTTGATAGTCAAGCATATCCTGCTGCTCTACACTCACTTCTTCAGGAGGCAAAGGCAGATCCTCTGATCGCCTCAGATTAACAGACGGATCCATCGCTGATCGATTGAACGAACTGTAATCTTCTGTTATTGCAGGCGCGTTGAGCACAGGATTGTCGCGTGCTGGGGCGGCTGCAGCCATCTCTCCGGTTTGTGTGATCGGTGCGACTTCACCGACCGCATCGACGACCGGTTCGACAGGTAACGTAACTCCTGATTCGGGTCGGGACATCAGCTGACGCAGCTTGCTAGTCTTGCCTGAGCCTGCGTTAGTGTTAAATTTTCCCATAATTATTCTCCATTAAAGTTCCAATCCGAAGCATAGTTGCCAATCTTTCTATTTGCGAGGTTGAACGGTCCAAAGACAGGTGCTGCCTTCAGCCCTTGCTCTACTCCTTTGCCGACGTCTCCAGACGCGAGGGCATACGAAGCACCCGCAACTCTCTGTACATAGCCAAGCGCAGGGCTTTCGCCTACCGCTTGATTGTACAGCCAGTCTCCTGGGTTGTCGCTACGTTGCGCGTACAGAGGAAACACAGTATTGATTGCGCGTTCACTGATTCCAAGCAGACCTGTCGAAAGCACGCCACGACGTATATACTCTGGCGTGTTAAGATACGGGTTGCCTGCGGTCTTTGAGGGATACTCATCGTCTCCTTCGTCAAACGTATCGTACTTAATCCAGTCTTTCATTGCCTGCGACACGAAAGCTAGCATGATCATAGTCATCATTGTAGCCCACGCTGAATACATCATTGTTGGAGTAGAGTTTCCAAACGCGTCACGCCAAAGTTTTGGAAGAACCTTAGTAGTGAAGGTTGAAATGAAACCTTGGAACTGCATGAACAGCGCAAACCTAGGATCTTGATACATCAAAGGTCTGTTGGATGCTTGAGGCAATACAATCGCGTCATTGACGAAGCCGTACGTGAGAGTGCGCACTGAATCATCGTAATACATTTGTTGCTCATCAGATAGCTTAATGTTAGCTCCAACCATTTCATAGATGGGAGAAAAACGATCAATGTCTAAACCGAGGTTGCGCAGCTTGAGCTCTGCTTCTTGCACTTCACGAGTGTAAGGAGTGCCTGCACGTCGCTGATTCATTATCAGCTCCATGTTGTCATTGAGAAAGTCTCCAGCGAATGATGCTCGTAGAGCTCGAGTGTAATCAGTCCATTGAGTCAAGCCATTAGCTTTGAAGAACGCTTTGTAATAGTTTGCGTGTCTGGCATGAACTTCAGAAACACCTGTTGTGGTGGCCGCACCCACATCCCACTCGTAGTATCCCGCATCGCGAATGCGAGCTTCAGCGGCTGTATCATTACGATAGCTTGTCTTGCCTTGCGCTGTGAGAGCAAAGTCGTTCATGTAGTTTACCATGCCCTCAGCAAAGTCTTTAGAGAATGACTTTATAACTTTAAGGCCTGCGCCATCAACACCACGAGCTATGAGTGCAGCTTCTACAAACGAAGAGAAAACAGCAAGTGGTAATCCTGCAAACGTCATCAGCATCATTGCGTGCTTCTGAATCGCCTCCGCCTTCTTACCAAACTCCGAAGTGGGGCGGTTATAAGTACCTGACTCAGCATCAAGATAGTCTTTTAAACCAGAAGCAATGCGTCCGATTTCAGCGGCAGAGAGACCTTCTCTACTCATTCTATCGAGCATGGTTGTTATCACCTTACCGTTCTGACCGATGTATTCACGGTGCGCAACGTATCGTGCTGCACTTTTAGTAGCGTGCGATACGTTAGCAAACAGATCTTGTTCCATGAACTCAGCGAACTTCTCTTTCTGTGCAAGGTTGAGCGTACGTTTCTTATGAGATCCAGGTACAATACCTCCTGATACAACTGAGAACGCTTCTTCTACGGTTCCTACGTTAGGATCGTCGACGATAGCGCCAGCAATCTGATCAGCTTCCGCAGCAGTCATGCCATATTCTGACTGTAGAAGTGATTGAAACTGTGTGCGCTTCTTGAGAACCGCTTGTTTATCAAGCGATTTGAATGTGTGCAAGTAGTTCTTAACGTATCCAAGCTCAGGGTTGTGCACCTTCTGGTCAGCGTACATTTTCTCTGACAACGCGTTGAGTTCTTTTGCTACCTTTATGTACGCTTCACGGCTGTCAAGATCTTTAGGAACAAGCTCTGCATCAAAGTTACCATCTTTATCAACCGCTTTTTTCATAACGTCGTACAGTTTAGCACTGACTCGTTTCTTATCGCTTTGAGTAAACGGTTTATTACCATTCAATTGATAGAACATCTCTTCAGGGCGCGTCATAAAGTTCTTGTAAGTAGCGACCTTGTGGTGCTTAGCATCTTCAAAACTGTCGCCAGAGAACACGCGATCTGGGTTGCCGCCAAAAAGATCGGCAGCAATGCGAGCAGTGCGTGATCGTTCTAGTATACTGTCTGAAAAGAGATTACGAGTAGATCCTTGCCACAGAGCTGGTAAGTTAGAGAGCTTATCCCATACGCGCTGAGCTGTTGATTTCTCTTTCTCGGCTGTGCGCCACAGATCAGAGTACTCGTCTAATGTACCGAAATCTCCAGCTTTCATTTCTGCGTGGATCTCAGCAAGGTTCTCTTTGTTTGAAGGAATATAACCGTTTTCTTTTATTTCTTGCTCAGCCCAAATGGCAGACTTGACAGCAGTTGTATGATCCGCTATCTCAGTGTCTCCCATGAGTCCATGATATTTAGCTCCATCAACGACAGAACCTGGTACGGAGAATGCACCACCTAAAGCAGAGCCTGCAATAGCTGCGGCTATCATCCGCTGGTTCAGCTCTTCCCATTCAAACTCTTTATCTGAGCCGATGCTAGCTGAAACATATCCAGTTGCTTCTTGCATAACTTCGGTGACGCCCTCTCTAGACGCTGACTTAAGAAAGTTGACGCCTGCTTGTTTAGCTGCAACTTTCGCTACAGCTGCTTCACCTGAAGCGCGCACGACGTCTGCAATCTCTTGCTTCGTCGCTTCAGCTAGATACTGCTCTGCAGCCTCTCTCGGCATACCTTTAGACGTCATGATTTTACTCACGGCAGCGAAGCCCATATCCTTAGGCTTCATGCCTACAAGAGCTCCGACACCTACTCTATCAAGAGCACCCTGTATAACGCCAGCAGTTAGTGCAACACCTGCATTCTTTTCGCCTTCCATTTCGTTCCATGTTTGACCAGCGTAGACGAGTGATGGAATACCAACCGCCACAGCTGTGCCAAGAACAGGTGCGGATACAGCTCCTACGGCAGCACCTGCCACGCCAGCCGCAGCTGTTGTCACCATGTAAGGCAACGACATTGCAGCATTGTTAACGAGGTAGCTAACACCAGAGTTTATACCGTTGACATCTTTCCAATCCGTAAGTATGTCGGCGTACTCTTCTTGTTGAGCGCGCGCTCTATACACGCCGATTTCTCCAGACTCAGCTAGCTTCTCTATTCCAGTAGTGTCTCCGAGTAGCTCTAAGAAGCCATAGGCGCCTTCTTCAGCGCCGATCCAACCTTGCTCCCACGAATCAGACATAGGGTTAAGAGATTTGTTATTTAATGTGCGATCGTATTTACGAAACGCTAAGTTGCTAGAGTATCCACCATACGAGTACTGCTCTTCGTTGATGGCTGTTGGACGAGCTCTCAGCTCGCCAGTCTCTGCTGCTATAGCATTTTGCACAGCTACCGACGCTTGATCAAAGTCTGACTCTGCGCCTGTGAACTCTGCCCAATCGTGTAAAGCGCGTTCATCATCTGAAGAGAATCGTGTGGGTTTAAACATCCCACTTCGAATGGCTTCCGACGCGTAGTCTCTGCCTTCAGCGTTGTGAAGGCGAATGATGGGGCGAGAGCCTGTAGCATCCATCTTTGGGCTACCGTCTTCGTTGAGAACAGGCACAATGTTAGTGTACCCGTTCTCTAACGCCGCGCGCTGCGCCGCAATGCTCGCAATATTGGCGCCCGCTGTAGCTTTTCTATTGGGGTCGGCAACCCCATCTTGATCAAAACGAACAATCTCTGGAGCATCTATAGACTCCAGACGATGCAGTTGACCGTCAGGCGTCTTAATGGTATCAGCATCTGACCAGACGAAGGGAGCGTCGCTACCTCCGCCGTAGTTCTCACGAACTAATGATCCTAATTTACTCATTTTATTACTCCAGTTATTAGTTAAGTAGACTCTCCATGTACTCAAGAAAGCCGTTGGTGTTCTCACTACTCAGTTTTTCCCACTTACGCTTTTCATCATCTTCAAGTGCGTCCCACTTTTCCCAACCTGTCGAGTACGCTTGAGATAAAAGTTCTTGATCAGTCTGATTGGTGTAGTAATCGCCATCACTCTTCAAGTCTTTTATGATCGCAGCGTTTATTTCAACCATGCTCATCGGGCTTAATTGCTCGGAAGATTTGCCATTATTGTTAGCTTTTCTAAACATTTCTAGGGACATGTTGCTCTCATACATTAACATGTTCTGTTCGAGATATGGCACAATGCTATTGATTTCCGCAACGTTACGGTCAGCATCGTTGTACATGTCCGTCATAGCTTTGTCAAGAATCGCGCTTCTGCTTATATCCTCCATTGCGAAGTCGTTCTCTTGAGCCCAACGACCCATTTGCTCTGCGAGCTGTAAAGGTCCTACACGAAGTTTATCTTCGTACTGTGGCACTCCACTCTTGCTTTCGCCCACTTTGTTTCTTCCTCGAGATTTGTGCATCTCTTCGATGAGAGGAGTAATTTGTTCTTGAACAACCATACGTTCCTTGTGTGCTGAATCAGGTTCCTCAGAGTGGAGTTTTAGTGGATCTATCTGCCTGCCCCCACTAAACCACGCTTTATCTCCATTTGGCAGAACTATCTTTTCAGCTACGATTTTCGTGCCGTCGTCAGTGTACCAGTTCTTGTATTCACCAGTCGATTTCGGTGCAACTTTCTTAAGCTCGAGATCGTTTGGATCCTTCGACGTTTTGAACTTAGCGACACTTGACTTAGTATATTTGTCGGATGCGGCAGCAGTCTTGTACAGTTTTTCACTCTCGTTCATACGCGTGAGATAGCTCTTACCTGCAAACGCAAGAGACGAGCCGTGGCTAGCGCCTGTTACACGTGCGCCTACATACAGAACCGCCATGCGTTTGAGTTCAGTCGCGTCGAACATGTCTCCGAAGAAACTTTTAAGTGAGCCAAACGCTTTGCCAAGAGTTGAAGGGTCTTTAGCTATAGCCTTTTCACCAGCTGTTGTCATCGCGCCGGTAGAGCTTGCGCTGATAACCTCTTCACCTTTACCAGCCTCCTCAACTTTGGTCTTGACCTCTGCTATTGGTGTGGTGTTGTTTGTGTCTGCAGCAATCACTGAGTCATCAGGCACCATATCAAAAGAGTCAAGCCCATTTGCGGGAGGTGGAGGCGCAAGCGTGCCAGCTTCGTGGCGCTCTACAAGATCGTCACGTGCCTTGATTAAGGCGTTTCTACCCTCATCAGTCGTCGCATTTTCGATGGCGTTGTCTAAGCCCATCACTTCCAGTTGGATCTGAGTGTTGAGTCGATTGCTTTCCTCGTTCGCGTTTATTTCTCTATTATTTACTATCTCCTGAGCCTTGTCCTTAGCTGTTGTCAACGCTGCGTGAGCTGCTGCGAGAGCTGCTTCACTCTCAGCGACACCCTCATAATCGCCGCTGCTAGCCGCTGTTTCAATGTTTGCTACTGCTTCACCAACCGCGGTTTCAGCGTTGTTGATTTCGTTGTGAACATCGAGCACATGCGTTCCAGGTGTTTCTGCCCTTGGGTACAGAGAGCCTGAGTTCTCTTCAGAGCGTCCAAGCAACGTCAAAGCCTTTTCACGCTGGCTCGTCCAATGATCGTATCCCTGAGTGCCGACTGGCGCAACTAGTAGGTTACGATCTGCCTCCTCAAGCATCTGTTGTGCTTGGTACTGAGCTTCATCAAGCTCGAAGCCTTGATCTACGTACGCTTGCATCTCCCAACCGGGTTCTTTTGGCACGTCATATTCGTTGCTAGCACCCATTTCTACTGGAATGTCTTTTGCGATGAAAGGATCTACACCTGGCACGTTGAAGCCAGCGTCTAAACCGATAGTCGATGCGTCAGATAACTCCATAGGCGATCCATCGCTGCCATGCGCAGGCCCTAAGTTATACTCCTCAGGCGATGCAGCAAATCCGCTGTTGGCGCCGACAGTGTTCAGAACGTCTATCTCATCCTTATTTGTGAAGATAGCTGGTTCAGCGCCTACTCGTCTCAGATGCTGCTCTTGCACTGCAGGATCTAAAGAATCCCAATAGCCTTGAACACCTAACCCAGAGCGATCAGACATCATTGCGTACGCAGGGTCTGAGAAGACTGCGTCTAACGGATTCGCTACCTCAACTAGTGGGGGCGAAGCCATCTCAGGAACCGTGGCAACTCTCGGCATAGCGGGTTGTGTGTCAAACACTGTTCCATTTTTTCCGTGTTGCTGTGCTATCTCAGTTTGAAAGGGGTCATACTTTATAGGATCTAAGGGGTCGTAAGGATCAATTGTAGTTGGTGATTGGTACTGTGCCGTTTCCTGAGGAACCCCACCAGAGCTGACTGAGTTCGGACCCATGTTTAATGAGTTATTTTGGAATAGGTCTCCCATATAATGTCTATATGCAGGAGAATACTCTCCGTGTAGTTGGTCAAATCTGCCAGTAAATAAATCTTCCTCGCTCGGTTCAAAATTCAAGGTTTGATTGTATGGGATGCCCTGCTGTGGAACCATAGGCATTCCGCCTGGTAATGTGGGTCTTCGATCACTATAAGGTAGAGGCATTGACATGTCTGGTTGATACGGATGGATTTGAATCTGGTTAGATATGTCTGGAACTTGGTTAGGCATTTCATTTATTAAAGAAGGATTGTTGTTATACTGTTCGATTGCAGTAGTCTCACCACGATTCGCGTTAAAAGCTGCTAAGTATCTTTCACGCATCCTCGCTTTTTCATCTTCAGACGGTTCAACCGCGCCTCCTCCTCTGAAATAACGTGCATCGTTTGGATTTCTAGTATTAGATTGATTTGTTCTTGCGTCAGTCGGTACAAACACAGGAACTGTTGGCGCAAACGATGCTTGGTGCGGAGCAGATGATCCGAACGATAGATCGAGCCAATCGCTATCTGCTTCGACATTTGGAACGCCGTCTGGAACAGGCACACCGAACTCTAGCATTTGATCTGTTTCTGCAGGCGTGCGGCCTAAGCCCTCAACTGAAGGTTTCCAAGAAGGATCACCTTGAATTTTACCAATTGTGTTTGAGTACTTTAATCCAGAGGTTCCCCAACCGTCCACTCCTGCTTGACCAGTACGCAGATATTCATTTGCGCCTCCGGCGCCTTGATTATGAGCGTAGCCGAGTACACGTTGTTGAGCCGCCGGATCCATGTTGCGATACTTTTCAGATCTGCTTAACAACGAAGCGTGGTTCGCTTGCGTAAAAGCGTTGAATAATCTTTCTTGCATTGCAGGATCTTTGCGTACTTGCTCGCGAGACGGAACGGTTTCCATTTTCAAGAACCTAGCGGCGTCCCCAATTGCATCACTTCCAAGCTGGTACTTACCGACGTAATGTTTATTGAAACCACCCATAATCGAGTACGGATCGTCGTGGCCGGCGGACTCTATTGAAGCAACAGCTGACCTGTAAAGATCCCAGTTATTGCCTGAGAACATATCTGATTGAGCAACGGATCCACCTTCAGCGAAGTACTGAGCATTTGACGCGTGTGGTGGAACTTCTGCTTGCTGTTGCACCGCACGTCCGTGATTGTTCATTGCTTCAATTTGAGGACCATACATTTCTGTGGCCTCTGCGTTAACTACAAATTCGTTTGGAGCCAACCACGCAGGCACTCTGTCTTCGCCTACTGGAACTCCTGGATGTGTGTTTGGATCACCTTGAAGATAATCTCCGCTTACAGGTCTGTTAGTCATATAAGTCTCCTACGGAGCAGACAAAGGCGTTCTAAAACCAGCTGCATCTCTGAGTTTAATTTCCTCTTGCATCATTTTCATCTGATGCGATTGGTTCTTACGCCTTTCATCCGCATCGAACGCTTGTTTATTGAGTGACAACGATTGTTGTTGCTCTAACTGTTTAAATGAAAGAGGTGGGTGTGATCGTTGCATCATCTGAGAAGGTGCAGGTTGTTGAGCCATCTGTGGTGACGCATGCATCTGCATGTTTTGAGGGGATCTCTGAGGCATTGGATAAGGCGACCGCTGAGTCATGTGTTGTGGCGACTGTTGAGTCATGTATTGAGGCGACTGTTGCGCCGTATGCTGAGGCGACTGTTGGGTCATGTATTGAGGCGGCTGTTGAGCCATATGTTGAGGCGACTGTTGAGTCATACGCTGAGGCGACTGTTGCGCACTGGGCATAGCTGTCATTGTCTCTGAAGGCACGCGCCCTCCATCATTGAACAAACCAAACGCTTTTCCTGCAAGCGCGCCAGCAGCGAGCGGTAACGCTATAGGTGCGGCTGCAGCCATGAGGCCTGCTCCGCCTGCCAATGCGCCACCTGCTAGACCTGCTCCCGCAGCTCCTGCTGCTCCTGTGGTTGCGGCTCCTGCTAGACCTGCTCCCGCAGCTCCTGCTGCTCCTGTGGTTGCGGCTCCTGTTGCGGCGGCAGGCGCTGCACCAAATAGAGATGTGAGACCTGTGGGTAGTAACCCTGCTAGACCACTAGGTGCTGCAGCTGTTCCGCCGGCCGCAGGCGCAACCGCACCTGGGAATAAAGCTTCACCCGCTTTGGATAGAGCTTTGCTTGCTCCTGTACTGAGTACTTTCTGTTTGATCTCCTCAGTCGGAGACGGGCTGAATTGAGCGTGTGGCGCGTATTGTGCGGGGTTCAGTTGTGGTGGTGCGAGTGGTGTTGCGGCCATATCATTTGCCTCCAGATGAAGTTGTTTCAGACGTAGAACCGACTGTGTTTGTGTTTATCAGTCCAAACATACGTTGAATGCCTTGGTACTGAGCGTCCAGTTCTGCTTGTTGCTGGTTCTGCCTGTCTTGACCGACCGCCCCTAATTGTTGAGCGGCTTGAGATCGTGCTTGAAACACGTTACCTTGATGCCCTACAGCAGTATTCATATTGTTAAACGCTTCGCCTTGCGAGTTGAAAGCGTTTGTCTGCAACCCGTGCCCCGCAACACGCTGCGAGAACTGTGTGTTGGCGGTGTCGACGCCTGAGCCTGCACCTGTGAACGCGTTTGCCCGTTGGGCTGCGACTTCAGCGGCAGACATGTCAGACGAGATCTGACCAGCTGCCATTCCTGCTGCAGCTTGTGCTCGAGCGCCGCCAAGATTACCTGACTGCGAGAACTGACCGGACTGTTGTCCGAGAGCTCTAGTCACTTGATTATCGATCTGTGGTTGAAGCTGACCTGCTACAGTGCCGTAATGACCAGCACCAAAGATACCGCTCTGTTCGCTTGCATCTCGGTACACGCGTTGAGCCTGCGCAAACGCTGGATCCTTTCCCGCGTCTCTTGCGATGATGTCTGCTGCACGAGCAAGACGATTTGCGTTAGCGTTACGTGTGTTCGCTGCTGAGGTCAATCTATCAGCGTGTCGGCCGTACGAGCTTGCGTGCCCTGATAAGTCACGAGTGAGTTGAGCCGCTCTTAGTTGATCACTGTTGTAACCGGCTACTCGACTGAGAGCTCCAGCGTCGTATAGGTTCTGCGCGTCGTCCGCAGCTTTCATTACGTAAGGTCGCGCCCACTTGGGCGTTCCTGATGATGTTTTCGATTTCTTCGATCCGCCTCCGCCCATTTCTAAGCACCTCCTAGATCTTTTGTTAAAGTTATATATGGTTCATAATAGCCTCTAGGCGCAAGCACCCGCAGCCAACCACGTCTTCCATACACATTCATTTTATGACAACCTTCGCTGCGCCCGAACTCTTCAAGTCGCTCTAAAGTTTCATGACCTCCAGCAAACCAGTCTGGGTGGCTAGCGGCTATGACCGCAATGATTCGCGTGCCTTCCTGATCTTCAAATCTTGTTATAACGGCACCTCTCACATCTCCGTACTCGTCTTCGTCTATCCAACATTGAGCAACGGTTGCAAGACACTCAATAAATAGTCCGTATGAAGTCACTGATCCAGAGCCATGAAGTAACGCAGCGTCGATCAGTGGCACAATCTCAGACCATCGCCGAACGAGAGCGTCACCATATATTCTTTCAACGCCCCACTTAGCGGTAGTTTCATTGTCTGCGCTATCAATGTCCATTCACTTTAATCTCTTTTTAGAGCGTTCACATCGGCCTTCAGCTTCTGCGCATCGTCTTGGATTTGGCTAACATCATCTTTAACAGTCTGGACCTTATCGCGATAGTCATCAAAGTCAACTCTGTCATCGATAGGCGAAGTCTCATCATCTTTATCAGACTCTCCTAGGTAAGCTAATCCTTCTTGCTGCGAGATGCTTCTCTCTACAGTCCATATGACTTTATAGTTGCTATCAACTCGCCACACATTAACGGGTGAAGTTGGGTACACACTATCTCGGAACAGTACTTGCTCGGCTGTTCGACGCGGTATGATTTCCGAAGGACTACTCCAGTTCATGATCTGCGCAGCTGCTGTTTTGTGGTCGCCTTTATTAAGTGTCTTGACCCACGTAGCAGACGTGATTGCACCAGTGTTGTAATGAAAGCTTACGGCAGCGTCAAACTCTTCTTGACTGATCGGCACTGTTATCGCTTTATCAACTGTAGCCGCATACTTCTCTACATCTCTTTTGAATATATCGAGAATGCGTACAAGCTCTTCATCTAAATTATTAGGCATACCTTTCGGTAGCTTAGCAGGGTCCGGATCACCAGCAGATTTTGTGTGGCCAATTCCGTACGTCAAAACTCCAACCGAATCCTTATACGGACCAGGAACTATTCCTTCGTGGGAAGCTAAAGCTATTAACCCTTTGTTTGATATTTGCATCGTCAGTTTCTCCGAGAGTTATATATGTATATGCATTCTAAGTGATTGTATCAATAATAACGTTAAGCTCTGTAACAGTCACATAATTAGTAGAAGAAGAATTATTGGCTATCCATATTTCTATGTAGTCGCCCTCTGTAAGAGCCACGACCGCTTGTGTTGTGAAGCTCTCGGCTCTGCTGCTATCGTTTGTCGTTGTGAGACTAAAACTCTCTGGTAGCACCACTCCGTTCTTTGCAACATAAGCCGCAAGAACGTGAGAGTTCCCCGAGTTCGCTGATAGTACAGCGCTCACTTTGAAGTTGTTTGAGATCACGCCATTGTATGTTGCACGGTTGTTTGTGTTTGTAAACTTCTGTGTGCTCGGTGCAGAGATCGTTGCTCCAGCAATCTTAGTTGGTGTAGATTTAACCATAAGCGCAGAAGCCGTAGTGTTATTCTTCATGTAGTATGACGACGTAACCGCACCGTTCATGATACCGCGGCAGTTGAACCATCTGGATCTTGCATCAAGGTAAGTGATACCAGCGATATGAGTCGAGTCACCTAGAAAATCTGACGAAGATAATACAAAACCTTGATTTGGGATTATAGCGCTGCTGAAAAACGTAACGCCAGTTGAAAGTCCTGATGCTACAATTGTAGAATCTGAAATCGCAAATTCGTTTCCTATCACAGCTGTGGAAGTGACCGTGATCAATGACGCGTTCGATCCATCTCCTTCAAACCGGCAATTCGTAAGTCTGACGTCTCTAACGTTGCCAGTGAATTGTAAGCCTTGAGAATTATTGAAGGTGCCACTATCATACAGAAAAGTATCGACAGTTTTCATTGTGCCTACAGCCGTGACGTTTTCGAAGTTGACATTGAACCATTCGATGTCAGCTGTTCCATTGGTGCTCAACGGTGCATCTATTAAAAACCCTGTGCCAACATCTTTTATTGTTATTGACTGCATAGGTAGATTGTTGCTTGACTGTATCAGCGGAGTCGAAGCTGACAGACCTGTGCTAGTGATTGAAGCTGTCTCAACCGACGTTCCAAGTATACACGAGATACCATTGGTCTTGAGTCTTGCTCCATTCAGATCAACATGCGTAGCGAACACGTATGCCACACCAGATTTTAAAGTTATTATAGAGTTGGATGGAGCGGGTAAGTCTGCCACTGAATTTACAAACACTATGTTCGTGCCAATTGCGTCAAACTGTGTCCAATCAAAGCTCTTTATAGGAGTTGAACCGGTGGTAGTCGTTGTCACGAATGGGGCCACAGAGTCTGAGAATATAAGTTTAGAACTGTAGAGACTCTCGGGAAGAGTTGGATCTACTGTTGGAGCTGTCTGTGACCAACCCGACGTAATGCTTGATAGTGCGCCTGTACTCCAAGTGATCGTGGCAGTAGGTGCTGCAGGAGTTGCCCCGGCAAGCGGATCAGTGAATAGAGTTACCTCTGCGTAGTGAGGAGCCGGCGCGCCAGCGGGACCTGGGGGTCCAACTGATCCTGCGCCTGTCCCACCCGCATCTCTGGGTCTACCTTTGCCAAAGCCTTGATTTGTATTGATATGCTGTGTTATCTGGTTTCGCCAACTATCAAGATCTTGCACACCAGATATTGGTGGTCTGACAACTGCCATTAGCGCCGACCTCCCTGATTGATTCCAAGTTGCATGTTGACTAGAGCAAAGCCCTTATCATCGATCAAATCTGGAATGTGTGTCACGCGATAGTTTAGAAAACGACCTTGCGCTCTCAAGTCCTGTTTATAATCTGATTCAATATTGAAATCAACAGTAGTGATCTGTCTATGCGCATCAACAGTTGGATCTCGGTTCTCGCCTGGAGCGTTACTACCAACTATTTGTGTCTTCAATTTTCCGTTGCCTTCGATGATGAACGCTACGGTAGCAATTGTGTCCGTCTCAAAGTCTGATGGTATACTCAATCCGCGTCTCTCAATGTAAGAAACATCAGAGTAGCCCGTGTCCACAGTCTTTACAGATGTTGAATCAGTGATTAGCAAATCTCCGACAACGTCTGTCAGTGATATAGGAGCAGTTCCTGAGCGCTTCGACCATATGTCTGTTCTATAATTGTAAACATACATCAAAGAAACGTTTGGTGACCAGAACCACAGCTCATCCCACTTATTGTATCGCTGAACTTTAATGCCTGGAGTGGATCTAAAATAGTCACGCACTCTGCCAGACGCGATGGAGGTAATGCTACCGGGGTGTCCGCCAAATACGTACACATCATCGTAACTGATTACAATGTGCTTTCCGTCTACTTCTACGACAGTATCAATTCCATGCGCCCCATAGTCAGCTGTAACAGCAGAGACCTGAAACGGTATTGTTATGTCACCTGTTTGCTGTATGACATGGATAGATGAATCGGTGTACACGTACAGTGAGCCTTGAAGCTCTGCCATGTCTTTAATGATGCCTGTGGAAGACAAGATAAATTCATCTGCTGTGTTAGCACCAAGATAGAATGGATTCCAGTTCTTTGGAATGTTTCCCGGAGCAGCGACGTTAGATGTTCTGATAGTTCCTGTGAGTGTGCGGGCTCCATTCTCAATTAAATTACCTGCAACAAGAAGATTGCCAAACGCACGAATGACTCCACACGTCACGTCAGACGTTGGGTCAGATACAGTGCTAAGAACAAATGTGTTACCGCCTGAGCCTGCTATTGGTGTGAAGTCGTAGCCTGCTGCTGTGACGTTACTTATCTCGCCAATGCCAGCTAGCGTTGGGCTTGGGTAGACCATATACGTAGATCCATTAGTCACCGAGACTGTAACAACTTCAGTTTGAACGGCTACGCTACTGTCTCTTGAAATGTTTGATACCTGTATAGTGAAGCCATCTTCAATCGCGGCCTCCACTGACACTGTGTTTCGAGCCCCATCTTCAATGTATGTGAGCTCCTGCGTATACACAGCGTATGAGTCCCATCCAGGGAGAGGCGCCATGTCAGCCATGTTGTCTTGTAGAAACCTAGGCGTTGTTACTCCATTGTTTAAAATGAAATGAAATCCGCCATTAAATTCTGTATGCTGCCATTCAGCGATTGCTGAGTTAGGCATGCTGCCCGACGCAACGATTGCATCACGCTCTGCGTTATAAACATCTACAACCGCCGTCGTATCGTCTCCGTGGACAACTACGTATCGCAGACCTGATGGAGAGTTCCACGACGCTACGTACATTAGATCACTCACTGCTGGACTGAAGACCAACGCAGACGATTCGCCAGGAAACTTACGGACTGCTCCGTCTAGAAACCGCACGTTGAGAACGTCGCTGAATGCGTTTGGTGGTAGAGCAACGCTTGGTATATCTTCGACTAGCCCAATTGTTGCTAGCTCTCCGATAGGGATTACTTCAGTAGCCATTTCTTGCTCCTCAATGTCAGTTGCGATTTGAATGTGGATGGTGAGCTAGATTGACAAAACAACTTTGCTCACCACTTCGTTCCCCTATAAGGGCCGGATACTTTTAATGGTTATTTTTACTTTCTAGTCTTTCATAAGATTAAAAGCTAGCAGGATCATAACCATGACAACCTAAGCAAA